GTATTGGCGGATCAGTTCCATGATCACGGCGTGATCGGTGGCGGTGATCGAGCCGTCGCGGACGGCGGCCGTCGCCGTGTCGGCGAGATAGTAGGCGGGCGGGCGCGGCACCGGGCCGAGCCTACCATCTACGGCGATCGGTAGAGTTGGACGCGGATCGTCCCGCGGTTGCCAGCGATCACGCGATAGTAGATCGGCCCGCTCTCGGCGCCGTATCCGGCCCGCTCAAGCTCGTCCGCCGGGATATACACCCGTAGCCCACGCTCCCGCCCTCGACGCTGTCCGAGCCGTCGCTCCCCACGGTCATACACGGGAGCCGTCTCCGCGCGTCTGACGGCCGCTGTCACCCAAACGGATCGCCGTCTCCTGAACGATTCGCCGCTCGGCGCCCTCTAATCGCGTCCAATACCCGTAGACGCACCGCGAGCCGTCTCGGCTCGGGTCGTGCGTGTCGCGGATCGTCCCGTCGATGACGGCCGTCAGGTGATGCGAGACGCGAACGACGAGCCGGCCGCCGGGTAGCTCGCCGGCGCGTAGGTGGACGGTGCACCCGCTCCCGATCCGCATCGTCGGCGTCCACGCGAAGCCGAGCGCCGCCATGACGTGCTCGTATTGTGGCCGGTAGACGCCCTCACGCGCCGATCCCGGGCGCCGGCCGCGCGGCTCGGGGATCGCCCGAGCCGCCGCGTTCAGCATCGCATAGACCGCCTGATAGGAAAGCTCGCCGGCAATCGCGATCGCTCGGCACGCGCAATCGTCCGCATAGCCGCGATAGCCGGCGGCGCGCCGGCCGCCATCGTCACGCACCCACGCGAGCCCGCTCATAGGCTCGTCCCGCCGATCCGCTTCCATAGCTCGCGGCACCGCGGGCAATCCTCCCGCGTGAGCCGCCACGAGTTCAGATAGCGCGTCTGGCCGGTCTCCCGGTAGCGGCGAAGGCTCGACGTTGACGTATGGCCGGCGCGCGCTCACGACTCGTCCGTGATCGGGTGAAGCTCCTCGACGCCGGCCGGCCAGTCGCGCGCCATCGCGTCGAGCTTGTCGGCGAGCGCGCGTAGCTCGTCCGCGAACATCGGCGAGAGGCCATCCCCGCCGTCCACCCACGCCATTATCACGGGATCGTCGGCGTCGCGGACGTCGATATCTATCACCGCGTCCGTGACGATCCCTTGAAACTCGCTCACTTTCACAAGCACCCGGTATCCGAGCGGCTCGGCCATCGCGACTCCCTTTTATCCGGCGGGCGCCCGTCGCGCCCGCGTTGCGGGCATCATACCGGCCGATTCTTGGAGCGGTGCTAGTCGGGCGCCTCGTCGCGCTCGCGCTTGGGCTTGGGGTGAGTGTTTGGCTGTATGACGACGTCGATCGCCGGCGGGTGGCGATACCAGCGCCGGCGCCGGCTGGCGAGTGTGACGAGGCCGGCCCACGCGGCGACGATCAGGCTCGCCAGCGTCGGGATGGCGAGGATGATCCAGATCCACTCGGGGACGCGCATCCGCCGAGTTTACGCGCGTAGGATCAGGATTGCTAGGCGGACGATCGCGAGCGCGAGCGCGATCCCGAGCAGGATCACGACCCACCGCGGCAAGCTCAGGATCACGGCGTGCGTCGTCACCTAGTCGCGTTCTTTGACTTGGCCGCGGAGCGCTTGGTCGTATTGGAAAAAGCGATCGCCCTCGTCCTTGTCGGTGAACTCGATCACGTCCACGTCGTAGGTGTCGCGGACGTGCTGAAACTCTTTACCGGGCATCCGCCGGACGAGTCCGCTCCCGTAGACGGCGAACTTGCGCGAGCCGTTGGCGACGTCGTTTAGCACGTAATCGGGCGGTGCCATATCTTCTCCCTCGGTAGCGGTGAGCGCGGCCAGCGGCGCGCGCAGGAGTGGCGCGGCCGGCGTGACGGTGGCCCCACCGCCGAGCGCCATATCCAGGACGCGCGACCACGGGAACGCCGGCCCGGGATCCCAATGGCCGCCGCCGGCGGCGCCTAGATCGACGTGGCCGCAGACGCCGGCGCTTCGCCCGTCCTGGGCTTGGCCGGCGCCGAGCTTGCGGATCGGGATCGCGAAGTGCTTGCACTCCTCGGCGATCCACGCGGCGCACGTCTCAAGCATCGTTTGGTGCTTATTCCACGTGTCCGGGCTCCACGCGGCGAACGCGCATAGCTCGACGCTGACGCTATACGGGTTCGCGTTTCCTTGCGTCCAAGCCTTGTCCGGCCGTTTGACGTACTCCCCGAGGATCCCGGGCTTGTCGTCGATCCCGACGTGCGAGGAGACGCCCGCCGACGCGCTGGCGAAGAAGTTGCCAAGCTCCTCGATCGTCCGCGCGCCCTCGGCGGTGTGAACGACGACGAGGCGGACGCCGGAGCCGCCGCGCGAGGAGTAGTTCGGGCTGGCGATCCATTTCCGGGTGAGCGGGCTCACGAGCGTCCCCGAGCCGCCGCTTTGCGCGCCTCGTAGCGTTCCGGCTCGGCCGGCCACGGTGAGCATGGCGAGCCGTCGTTGGCGAGCGATCCGGCGCGCTCGACGGGCGGCTCCTCGGCCGGTGGATAGCGGAGTTCCATCCCGAGCCGCCGCGCGAGCCATTCCGCCAAGCGCCGCGTCACGATTCGCCCCGGGCGCGGCGGTGTAGGACGGTGGCGGCGGCGGCGAGGCCGACGGCGATCGCGAGCAGCGCCCATCGGGCGCCGTTTGGCGGCTCGATGATCGAGGCGGCCCACGCGCCGGCGCACCCGGCGGCGCCGGCTTGTGCCAGCGTCGCCCAAAGTTCGGAGCGGTCGCTCGCGTTCACGGGCCGATCCATTGGCCGGAGAATCGCGTCGTGCGGCGCGTCCCGGGCGCCGTCCCGCCGCCGAAGTTGAGCGCGGCGCCCGAGTTCTGCGAGACGCGCATGACGACGGTCTCGCCGGCGGCGAGCCGGAACATCCCGGCGCACGCCACCGACCGGGCGATGTTGCCGCCGCCGCTTTCAAAGTTCTGGCCGGCGATTTCCTTGCCGCCGCTGGCGAAGATGCTGCACGTGACGATCGTGGACGTGAGCGTGCCGATGATGACGGTATTGCCGGTCACTTGCCAGAGGCCAGCGCGGGGAGTGGTGAAGCCCGGGGCACCGATCGGCGGGCCCGGGCCGACGGCCGTCGGCGCGAAGTTACTGTCGATCGTCTCCCAAGCGGCGGTGCCGCCGCCGCCGCCGATCTGGACGTCCGTCCCGCCACCGCCTACGCTGAACTGGGCGACGCGCTCGGCGTTATAGACGAGCCGGTCGAGCGCCTCGGCGAGCGCCCGGATCGCTTGCGCGCCGGCCATCACCGCGTCGGTATCCTCCGGCCACGGGAGCCCGCCTACTGTCTGGCCCATACGCTCACCGCCTCATAGATCCGAGTTCGATATGACTTCCTGCCAGCTCGTCGCCGGGTTGACTGTAGCCCAATGCTCGGCCGGCGTCGCGTTGGCCCATACGAGCGTCTCGGCGGAGTGCCGCGGATCGCCCATCGCGAGATCCCATACCCCGATGATGCCGCCGGCGTCGTCGGGCTGGTAGCGCTCCGTCCACCCTTCCAGGATCCCGATCCACGGGCTCGGGACGGGCGCCGCGCTGCTGAGCGGGCCGAGCGTCATGAGCGCGCCGACGTGATAGGTGAGCGCCGCGTCGTCCCACGATTCGACGCTCCGCACTTCCCACGCCGGCGCGGCGAGGCGCGAGACGATCGACGTCGCGCGGCGCGTCGCCGAGCCGGCATCGCCGAGCCCGCTCGATAACCGCGTCGCGTGCACGTCATAGGTTTCGATGCTGATCGAGTTGGTGGCGCGGGCGACGGCGCGGCTCGCTTGCGGCCCATACTCGACGCTGGCATCGTTGACGACGTCGTCGCTCATCTGCCAGACAAGTTCCGAGCTTGTCCGCGCCGCGTCTGGCGTGTGCTTTTCGCCGCTTATCCGCGCCTCGGGAAACTGGACGATCACCGTCCCGTCGCCACCGTCGGCGACGATGGCGCCGGTGTCCGCCATGACGGCGGCGACGACGGTATCCGCTGTCGTCGGATCGTCGCCGGTGGCGCCGTAGGCGGCCAGATTGTACGTCGTCCCGCCGCTGATCGCGACGGGGATCCCGGCGCCGGCGAAGATTGCCGAGACGCGCGCCGCGGCCGTCGCCGCGGGGAGTGGCAGCGCGACCGGGAGCCGCGGCAAGCGTGCGAGTGCGCCGACGGCGACGAGCGTCGTCGCGGTCTGGCCGCCGCGCGCGTCCTGCGTCAACTCGGCGACGCGGCCGGCGAAGCGCGCGACGCCGTTGGCGGTGATCGCGATCGCGTCGGCGATCCGTAGCGTCGAGCCGAGCGGCGCCGGCGAGAGCAGATCGACCGTCGCCGAGCTTGGGCTCAGGCCGTCGTCGGCGCGCTCGCGGCCGGAGCGGACGGTGACGTCGGCAAGGACGATCGACGGGTCGAGCGGGACGCCGTGCACTTTGACGGCGACGGCGACGCTCACCGCTCACCGCCGAGCGTCCCGAATCCGCGCCGGCGATCGTAGCGTGCGAGCGTGCGGCGGATCGCGATCGCGGTTGATTCCGGGTCGATGGCGCCGGTGATCGTCACGTTGACGATCGGCGCGGCGCCGGCGCCGGCGTAGGCGCCGGGAGCGCCGGCGGCGCCCATCGGGACGCTGAGCGGGAGCCAACTCGGCTTAGACGGGAAATGGATCGAGGAGATTTTCCCGATCAGCGAGTTGATCGCGTTCACGACGAGTTGGATCGCGGCTAGGACGGCGTTCATCGCGCCCACGACGACATTCCGAAACGTGGACGAGTGCTGATATAGCTCGATGAATCCCTTGGCGACGAGGCCCATCGGGCCGAGCAGTAAGAGCACGTTTTCGCGCGCGAACTGGAACGCGGATCCGACCATCCCGCGGAACGTCGCCGAGTGCCGATAGGCGAGATAGAGGCCGGCCGCGAGCGCGGCCAATGCGACGACGACGATCCCGATCGGGTTCGCCGTCAGCGCCGCGTTCAGGAGCCATTGGGCGGCGGTAAAGACGAGCGTCGCCGTCCGCGTCGCGAGTTGCGCCACCCGGTAGGCGATCAGCGACGCCGTCGAGGCGACGAAACGCGCCGCGCTTTGCAGGACGGCCGAGTTTAGGAGTCGCGACGCGGCGGCGGCGACGGCCGTCACCGTGGCATACGCGGAGAGCGCCGCGTTGGCTACGAGGATCGCGCCGGCGAAGACGGCGACGGCGCCGCCGATCACGAGGAAAACTTGGGAGTGCTGAGCGGCGAGCGCAAAGACGCTCGTAATCACCGGGAGAAACGCTTGGATCGCCGGCAGGAGCGCCGTCCCGATCGTCACCTGAAGCCCTTTCATGGCGAGGCCGAGTTGGCGGTATTGGCCGGCGGCCGTCGCCGCGTCGCCCTTCGCGGCGCCGCCGACTTGCTTATTGAGTTCGGCTTGCACTTTCGACCACTCGCCGGATTTCAGCGCCGCATCGCTCAAGCTCGGCATGAGCCGTTTCAGCGAGCCGCCCTGGCCGTTATAGGCTTTCTGCAATGCGGCCGAGACGGTTGCCAGCGGCTTGCCGGTGGCCGCGGAGATATCGAGCGCGTCTTTCATGAGCTTGTGCGCGGCGGTGACGTCGCCGGTGGCGCGGACGAGGCCGGCCAGCGCGGGCCGGATTTCGCCGGCCGAGACGGCCGCCATCTTCGACATGCTCGATACCCAAGCCTCGTTCGCTTTGACGGCGTCGTCGGTGGCGCCGACGGATCGCTTGAGTTGGCTGTCGAGTTGCTCGCGGCTCGCTTGTGCGCTGGCGGCCGACTTCGCGGCCAGCATCGCGGCGCCGCCGAGCGCGGTCAGCGCCGCCGCGGCCGGGATCGCGGCCTTGCCGATCGCGGCTTGAAACTTGGAGCCGGTGCTCGACGTATCTTGGAGCGCGTTATCGACGTTCTTTATCGCCGAGACGGCGCCGGCGGTCTCGGCGCCGATCTTGATAATGACGCTTGAGATGCCGGCCACTAGAGGAGCCCCGCGTCGTGGAGGATCCCGTTTACCGCGTCGGTGTAGACGCGCTCGGCGCCGCCGGCGCTGTAGCGGTCGACGGCCGGCGCGATCCAATACGATCCGCCGCGGGGAGCGCTGAAGTTGACGCCACCGCGTTCCGAGCCGTAGACGAGCACGCCGGCGGGAGTGCCGCGCGAGCCGACGCTTTGGCCGCCGCCGATCGCGAGCGAGCCGTCCGGGGAGACGGTGATCGACTCGGCGACGATCCGCGCTTGCGGCGTCGGCGAGCCGGCCGCGCTTCGCTTGAGCTCGGCTTGTAGCTCGCTCCCCGCCGATCGCCGCGCCGTCTGTAGGCGCGTACCCGTCTCGGCGTCCAAGCCCTTCTCGGCCCGCTTGAGCCCCGCCTCGAGCGGCGCGAGGCCGGAGACGTCTACCGTCACCCCGTCGCTCATCGCCGCGCCCGCTTGGCGACGACGTCGGCGAGCGTCGCGAGCATCTCCGGCGTCTCGGCGTTGAGCGCCGCCGGCGGGATCCCTGTCGCGATCGCGAGCGTCGCGATCATCCGGCCGATCGTACCGGGGGGAACGCGGGGACTCCCGCGCTCGGATCGACGTCCCCTTCAAGCTCGACGTCCAGCACGCCGGCGTTCCACTCCTCGTAGTCCGTCCACTCGCGCTCCGGCTTGCCGCGTTGCGTCGCCGCATAGCCGAGATAGCGGAGCATCGTGATTGGCGGCGCGCCCTCGGGGTTTACCGGGATCCCCGAGCGGAGCGCGTGTAGCTCCCACGCGGCGAACTCGACTTGGACGACTTCGACCGGGCGCGCCGTCCCGTCGGCATAGGTGATCGTGCCGGTGAGGCGGATCACTTCGACTTCGCCATCCGCGCGGTGGCGTCGCCGGCGGCGACGTCGGTAAACACGGGCTTGCCGACGCACGGCCAAGAGAAATCGGTCGTGAGTTGCTCGCCGACGTTGCCGCCCATCGGGAACGCGCGGACGACGACCTCGCCGGCGCACGTCGTCCCGTCGGTCGTGTTGGACGTCCACGTGAAGGGGACGGTCTGGCCGTCCTGGTCGTAGCAGTAGCGCTGCAAGCCGGCGGCGTCGGCGAAGTCGTTTATCGCCGTCCCGTCCAGCGTGTAGCTCGTCTTGGTCTCCGGCGCCGGCGCGGGGACGGCGAGCGTCGGCGTCCCGTCGGTCGAATCGACCGCCGGCGTCAGCGTCAGCGCGGAGACCTGGAAGCCGTATTCCGTCCCCGGAGCCGTGCCGAGTTGCAGCGTCCCCGGGCCGAGTCGTGTATCCGTAAATGGCATATCGGCAAGCTCCCTCTTAGGTTTGGGCGATGTTCACGCGGACGCGGATCAGGTATGCGGGGAGGCCACTCGGATTGAGCGGGCTCGTGTAGAGCGTCGGCTCGGCGATCGTCTCGCCGAGCACGGGCAGCAGGACGCCGACCGCGGCGAGCATGTAGTCAAGCCCGACGCGGCCGGGATCGGGGGAGACGACGTAGACGGGCGCGCTGAGCCCGATCGCTTGCATCGTCGCGGCGCCGGTGATCGTCGGCGCGGCGACCAGCACCGCCGGCGGCTGGAAGTCTCCCGGATCGCGCGTCACCGGGAGCCCGGTCTCGGCGATCGCCGCGACGAGGCCATCGAGCGCGGCGCCGATCAGATCGGCCGCCGACGTCCGTGAGGCGACACTCGTCATAGCGCGATCGGCCGCCTCGTCCCGATTAGCCGCATCGCGCGCTGAAACGCGAGCGACGAGTCCCCGCCGACGTCGATCATCCCGTCGCCATAGGCGGCGTATCCGGTCGGTGACGCTTTCGCTTGATAGATCAGGCCGGCGTAGATGACGGCGCCGAGCTTGACGTCCGCCGGCGGTGGATCCGGTGATTCCACGAGCGGGAGTTCGGATCGCCGATCCTCGACAAACTGTTTCGCGGCGGCCGTCGATTCGGCCAGCCGATCCGAGTCCGCGGCGAGCGGGCCGAGCCATCCTTGGACGTCGTCGGTCGTGATCCAATCGTCGGGCACCGCGCCGCTCCTCTCCTCGTCGTGTCCCCGGGCCGGCTGGACGGGCCGAACTCGCGGCCGGCCCGGGGACGCTTGTCGTCTACTTGCCGCGCTTGGGCTCCGCCTCTTGCGCGCTGGCGGTAACTGGCGTGAACGTCGGGATGCCGACGGCGCCGGC